AAAGAGAGGAAGGGATATGAAAGAGAATACAGGTTTTAGAGAATTATTGAACTCGATGATGAAACGTAGATGGTATATCACTGCGTTAGTCTTAGGTTCGTTTATATTAATAATCGGTGGAATATTTGGTGCAATTACATCAAAAACATCTGCATCTGCAGAATGGAAAGAATTATTGTTATTGATGTTAGGTGCTTTCATCGGTTCTTATGGTAAGATTATAGATTATTGGTTCAGTGATACTGACAAGGATAAAATGTTAGTACAAAAAATGGACGAGGAAGACGGAGTATCTTTAAGCAATACTGGAGATATGCCAAATACCCCAATAGAACCAACAGATGTAACACCAATTGTATTACCAACGACAGAAAAACAAATCGAAAAGATCGGGGTTGAAATCGATGAAGATGGAGACGGTGTAATGGACGGTTTAGATTTTGATGGTGATGGTGTTATTGATGAATACTTTGCACACAGACAATGTGAGCATGTTTGGGGAGACTCAGATAATAATGGTGAAGAAGAATGTCTGGTTTGTGGTAAAATAAAAGACGTAGAATAAAATTAAAAAATTATGAAAACAATAAATTTAAACAAATTAAGTGACGCATTAATGTTGGGTTTTGTAAAGTTGTGCGTTATTTGGACTATTACGGCTCTATCTTTCCAAATATTCTGCATTTATTTAGAAGTGTCAGGACAAGAACAAAGACAACGTGATATGATTAATAAACTTGAATGGAAGTTTGATGGAACGTTCAAAAATAATCCTGATAACATTTGGTATGAAGGACCTAAAAAATAATATTATGACAAAGACTCAAGAAATTTTAAAATTCATATTGACGGTAGGGATTATTGGATTTGGATTAGTAATCCTTTCATTTGGATTTAGAATGGTATTAACCGCATTTTTTTAAATAACATATTATGAAAAAACTAATGTTTTTCTTAGCAGTTTCACTGTTAAGCGTTGGAGCATATTCTCAAACAATTGGAAAAACGAAGACTGAAGATTATAAGGCATCTTTCGAAACTAAGGCAGATATATCTGCGTTTTTAGATTATGAAGGACCTAAGAAAAATATTCAACTTCTTAAATGTGGTATCAACGATGAGATGTACGAGATGTATCCTGAACTAAAAGAAAAAAGAGTTGGTTTAGGTGTTACAAATATCGTATTAGAATATCTCGACAATTTAAATCGTTTTGAATTCACCGAAGACAAAACAGAAATAAAAAATAGAATGGTTAAGCAATTCCAAGCTTCTCAAGCTGGGATTTCTGAAAACAAATTAGATGGTAGAGGTAAGATTAAATTGGCTCACTATTTTGTTGAGATTGAATGTTATGACTATTCTGTTTCTGAAGATGAAACTGTGAATTTAAAAGACGGTGTAAAGAATATGTTGGTAACACGTATTGGTTTACAAGTAAGATTTACAGACGCTGAGAACGGAACTATCATCGCAGCGTCAGGGTTAGGTGAGGCAAAAACAACAAGAGAATTAACGTTCTTATCTGACGCAACAGTTGATCCTGTTAAATTCAATCAGTCCACAATTAGTATCTCAACCAAGAAAGCTTTGGATATTGCATGTGCAAATATCTTAGGTAAGATGGTAAAAAAAGGAATATTCAGTAAATAATGAAACGATGGGTTGGTCTATTTTTGTTAATGATATTATTTTCCCTTAAATCAACAGGGCAAGTAATAACGCAAACATATATCGACCCATGTGATTTAAAGACTTATACTGTTGTTATTCCCATTACAACAAATGGTGTTACAATAGTTGTAAGAAATAAATCCAAAGTTTTCAATTACGCACAATTCGTTAATGGTGAAGTTGATGCTTGGATAAAAAGTGTATTCGCGGCCCCATGTCCAACAAGTTTAGTAGTACAACAAACAGTCACAGCGGCGGTCTCACAGGCGGCGTCAGCTGCGGCAAGTTCAGCGGCTTCTTCAGCCGCAAGTTCTGCCGCGAGTTCTTCAGCGTCCTCGGCCGCAAGTTCGAGTGCATCTTCGGCAGCAGCGTCGTCTACACCCCCACCGGCATCATCACAATCATCATCAACTTCGTCATCCTCACAATCTTCGTCCCAATCGTCGTCTTCATCTGGGGAATCGTCCTCATCAAGTGGAAGTTCAAGTGGATCAAGCGAAGGACAAACAGAATCAAAGTCAGAAAGTAGTTCTTCTTCAGAAAGTAAATCAGAAGAATCCAAATCGGAGAGTAAGAGTGAAGAAAAGAAATCAGACGAGAAAAAAGAAGAAAAGAAAGAAGAGAAGAAAAAAGAAGATAAAAAAAAGTCTGTTGCCGCTAACCCAATGTTAGTCGCTTCTGACCTAACAACAGCTCAAGGACCTGACTTCAAATATAATGCGATAGTATCTTTTGGTGTAAGTAAGTCGTCTATGGCGGGGAACGAGAGCTGGGGGGCAACAGCACTAATATGGAGCACTTTAAGACAATTTGCTCTAAGTGGAGGTTATACTAAAATGGATTTCAACAAGGGAAAACTTGAAGGAATACATTCATATTCATTTACAGGAGCATATTTGGAAGGAAATTATATGGGACTACTCGGATATACCTATATCAAACCCCACCCAAAACACGGTACCTATGGATTCAATGTGGGAACTATTACTCTTCTACTTAAAGACACAAAAATCATCAATAGCAAGACAGGGGAAACAAAAGAAATTTTCAACACATCATTTTCAACTTCTGTGGTAGGGTTTTGGACAAAACCATATACCATGAATAGGAAAGTAACATTATCTCCTCAAATATTTTTGATGAACTCGCCAATAAATTGGAACTCTAAAACAGGAGAAACAACGGTCAACAGACAATTAGGTTTTTTAGTTGGATCTTCATTCGATTACAAAATAAGTAAGAGATTTGGTTTTAGTTTCAATTATAAAGTTTCAGGATCCACCCAAAAAGGAACACCTTTACTTAGTAACTTCTTGGTGGGATCAAGAGTAATGTTATAAGATATGAAAAAGATATTAGACATAAGACATTTTATAATAGCAACACTTTTGATTGTGATAGTGATATTATTAAAGTCAGATAATACTGTAACTAAAGAAATTGTAAAAGAGGTTCCGTCTGAACCTATTCACGACACAGTTTCGGTTGAGATTGAAGTACCTTATGAAATTCAAGGGGACGTTGTTTATCGTGATACTGTGATATATGTACCTACATTAGTCAACGTTGATACTGCAGCTATTTTACAGAATTATTTGGTTACCAATTCTTTTATAGACACAATTAAGTTGAATAACAACCAAGGTTTTGTATATTTGGATCAGACGGTATCACAGAATAAGATCACTGCAAGAAAATGGTCTGCAACAATCAAACCGAAAATTGTTAGAGAACCAGCACCTGAGCCACCACCAATAAGGAATCAAGTATTCTTCGGTGTTAACGGGGCATTGAGTAAGGAAGATTATGTTAATTCACTTGGTGTGGGTGTAATCCTTAAAACAAAGAAGGATCACTTATATCAAATCGGTACAGGAGTTGCAAACAGAACTGTTGATGGTGTTACAGGTGAGTTCAGACCATACATTAGCGGAGGAGTTTATTGGAAGATTAAGATAAAATAAAATATTTATAATAAATTAATTACTATGAAAAAATTACTGCTTTTATTGACGATTATCCCAACATTAACTTTTTCACAAGTTAGTAATTGGAGAAGTGCACCACCATCACAACAACAATCAACACCACAAAGATCAACACCATCTATACAACCAAGTACATCACAAAGAAATGATGTGAGTAGTTGGAGAAATCAACCACCATCAAGAGGATATGATAGACCTACAAGAACAAGACCAGGTTCAAATATAATTGTTAGAGACCCTTGGGGTTGGAACAATTGGGGATGGGGATGGAATAGATGGGATATGTGGGGAGCACCAGGATTTGGTTGGAACTTCTGGCAACCATCTTGGTATTGGAATGATTGGGGTTATAGACAACCTGCACGTGTTTATGTTTATGACAACGGAAAAAGAGATACAATAAGAGGAAAAAAACCTATTATAAGTTTTGGTATCCAAAAAACTAATGACAAACAAGTCGGTGGATTTTTTACTATTGGTAACAAAGGATATTTCATCACAGAATATAATGCAAGTGTCGAGAGAGATAATTCAACATTCTTTCCATTTGGTACAATAGGACAAGTTGATTTTCCACTTGTAAACGATTTGGTACAAAGACAAAGTTTTTATATCGGAGCTGGAAAAAGAATAAAAAGAACTGGCGTTCATGTGATGGTTGGAACTGTGAGTGAAGATGTAAAATGGAGAGGAAGAGATGATTTAGGGTATATTACTTTTCCAAAGTATTTGGATAGATTTACAACAGTAAAGATTGGTGCTCTACACGATTATAAAAATTTTACACTCAAGTTTGATTACGATCCTATTATTAATAATGGAACTTTCGGTTTGGGAGTTAACTTCTAAGTATTTATAAAAAAACTGTATATGAAAGATTTGAAATCCATAATAAAAGAAGTGTTGGAAAACTATACCGAGTCCACTTTAATTTTAAAAGAGGGTACTAAAGTTTCTGAAGAACTACAATATCATGTAGACAACGGATTATCTTTAACTAATAATGTTTTCAGAATGTATTCTGAAAAATATTTTAACTTGGTAAACGAGGTGAGAGATTTATGGAAAGAAGGATTAATCAATCTGAACGAAGAAGATACTTTAATGGTTGAATCCGACCTTGGAATCAAAATCAAAAGAGGTGGAGAATACATTTATTTAGATGCACCTTATATTGAAGAATCTGAAACTGATGGAGAAATATTGGATGAAGCGAAACATAGAGGTAAAAATGTTAAGCTAGGTAAACCATTCAGAACATCAGGAGGACCAAAAAAATTCGCAGTTTATGTTAAAAGCAAATCGGGAGGAATAAAAAAAGTTTCTTTCGGTGACCCTAATTTAAGGGTAAGAAATAAGAACAAGGGTGCAGCAAAATCATTCAGAGCTCGTCACAAATGTGATCAGAAAAAAGATAGAACTACAGCAGGATATTGGTCTTGTAATGTAGGTAGATATGCTAAGCAACTTGGGCTATCATCTTCAAATTCATGGTAATATGGATTTTCCATTCCAACAGGAAAATATTAACGGTAAAATAAGAAGAACATTCTCACCCGATGTTGATATTGATGAATTAAAATGGCATCAAGATTTAACGGATCGGAAAGTAACTGTGATTCAACACGGAGAATGGGAGTTTCAAATGGAAGATGATTTGCCAGTCAAATTGTCGAATGCCGAACAAATTTATATTCCGAAATTTGTCTGGCATAGAGTTATTAAAGGAACAGGAGAGTTAGTTGTGGAAATAGAAGAATATTAAGGTTTTATTTTAATATTAAATTCCTCAAAGAATTCAGGATAACTTTCTAAATACCCTTGTAAAGTTTCATCATCGAAATCACCATCCTCAGCAGTCCAATACCAATACAAATTTTTATTGGCATCGAAACCATAATACTTGTGATTTTCGTATTGTAGTTGACAAATTTCCTTAGCGTATACATGTTGTCCTACACATATGAAACCTGATGTTGTGTCTTTGATAATGTTGGTTTCACCATATGGAATGTATCTATTATTGATCCAGTTTAATCTCTCAATTAGTTTTTGGTAAAACATATTCGCAGCACCCCATCTTACAGAAGAAAAGAACATCACACAATCAGATTCAAATAATTCTTTACTTATCTTCCAAAGTTCATCGTCCGGATTGTGTAAAGATGCCCAACATCTATGATAACCTGTTGGATTTTTTTCTTCATCTTTTAATTGAGCTTCCATAACTCCACAAACATTTCCTTCCATTCTTGAAACGTTTCCTTCACATGGATATATTTTGAGTTTAGTCACGTCAATTAAAACTGAGTTTTCAACTTTGTTGTTAATTATTTGAGCTAAGATTGAAGATTTGGGAGTTTGGGTTTTAATAACATCCGAATTCCTATTAGAACATGTTAGAAGTAATACACGTTTGTATTTTTTTAACTCTTCTATAGTTTTCTTCAGTCTTTTAAAATTTCCCTCCGTCATGATTATAAATACTTGCGTCAACCCACTTTTCACCTTCCCATAGTTCTGCACCCGTTATCTCAGATTTATATGGAAAATAATCTTGATAAGATTCATAAATGTATACAAAATTTTTCCCTT